TGTAAACTCAATAGGTTGTAATGTTACAAAGTATAAATCTTGTACGATACCATTAAATTCTAATATATCTTCTAAGCAATATTTAATCTCATCTTGGAATGGTCTAATAATAACGTTATCCATTAATACAGATGCTGTTCTTAATTCTTCTGCATTGTTACCAAATCCTGTATTATCTTTAATACCTAATAAGATAGGAGATACAATACCGTGACCTAACATAATCTTCTCTCTAGCTTCATCAGATAAGAATTGATATTGAGCGTGAGCATCAGGTAAGTGTATAGCTTCTATATTAGCTTGTGTTTCAGATGATTCGTTAAATGCAATGATAGTCTTACCACTATTAGAGCTACCTCCAAACTTATCATTAATCTTTCTTTCAATAGCACCTTGAGTTTCTTCATTAGGAATACCATTGTTAAAGTTAATAAATAAAGAAGGTGCTAAACCATTCTGTATATTAGATATATGGTAGTTCGACACTTCGCATTCTAAATCAGCGTATTGTAAACAAGCTTGGTAATCAGGAGTAGAGTAGTAGTAAAACCCACTTCTATAAGGCTTAATTACATATATCTCTTCTCTTTGTGATTTACTTCCGTGTTTGAAACAAGGTATTCTTTTAGGCTTGTCACTAGGTTTAGCATCTGCCCATTTAGGATGATAGTAGTATGCTTGTATAATTCCTTTAGAGTTAGCTTTCTCAGCCCTTAAAGTCTCCATAGGAAAATGAGATACTTTTAATATCTTAGTCTTGTTTCTGTTGTAGGTAAGTTTAATTGCAGCTTGTCCTAATTTCTTTCTGTCTATTACTACCTTCTTGATTTCTCTAGGTCTTAATAGCTTTTTCATTCTTACATAATGTTCTGGTAACAACTCAGAGTTAGTAGATTCAATACCTCTACCAAATACCATATCAGCAATACCATTATTACATCTAGCGTTAGTTGGACTAGAAGTATCTAAGTCAATAAGTCTACCAAAGTAGTTATTATCGTCTCCCCAAGAAACCCAATCTCTATTGTGAACTTCTTTTACTTCTGGTGCTTCGTAAGATGATAAGTTAAGTACCCTTACGTTTTGTTGTTGTTTCTTATTCTCCATTATATAATGTATGTATTATCATTTATCTCTCCTGTAGGTTGCGTATATCTATCTTGAGATATTATATGCTTAACCGTATAATCGTTTTGACTAGTACAGAATATTTTATCTCTATAAGCTAAGTTATCATCTGCTTCTATCTCCATAAAGTAAGTAGAACCTTCAGATAGTATAGAACTAGAGAAGTCTAATGTTGTGAAATTACTATCACTACCCACTACTGCATCAGTTATTGTTTCAGACTTAGCATCTCCATCTCTTCTTAATCTAATAGACAATGTTATAACAGTAGATAAGTCTACTCTAGGCATTATAGATATTGATTGAGATGATGTGTTTGGTTGTAATATTATCATACTAAGATAACGTATTTTTAATTATTTTGTTTTAAATAAAAAAAGCCTCACATAATGCAAGGCTTTAATTAGTAATTAAGGTATTATTTATTATACTCCTTCAGTAACTGTAAAACCTACAGCAGAAATAGTATCTCCTAAGAAGTTAGCAGGTGCTTTCTCCATTCCTGAGAATGTTAAAGTATATCCACTCATATCTCCCATAGAAGCTCCAGATACGATAGTACCACCAGATACATCTAATCCGTGTTCTAAACCAGCAACAAATACGTTTCCGTTATTGTCTTCTACTAAAACAGTAGGACTTCCGAAAGCTAATAACTTAACCGTCTTATGGTCTTCTTTGGTTAATTTAGTTAATTGAAGCTCTAAAACTTGTTCGAAAGTAGTAGTTCCATTCTCACGAGAAGAAGTAATGTTCTCTGTATAAGTAGAAGCTCCTTTGATATCGAACTTGTATGCAGAAGGTGTTCCTGCAACAGCATCAATAACATCTGTGTCGGTAACATCATAGGTAATAGCACCTAAGTCACCTTTGTTAACGAAGTAAACAGCGTTTAATCCACCAACTGAATCTTTACAAGGCTCTAAACGACCTCTTGAAATATCACAACTCATTATATTTATATTTTTTAAAGTTAATAAAAAAGGGCAAGCAGATTAACTACCTACCCTTTCTAGTTTATATTATACTAATCTTAGTTAGCTCCGTTAACGATTCCGTAAGTTACGATATCTTCAACAACTCCATACTGAACACCAGCAGTAAACCTCATAATGATTCTTACATTTTGTGAACCATCTAAGTCAGCCATATCTAAGATTTTTACCTCATTAGAATCTGACATCAAACCAGTACCAAAATGTAGGTTATCTTTAGTAGTAGCAATCATAGTATCAGAAGCAAGTCCGTTAGCCATAAAGATTTTTACACCATCAAAGTAAGAGATGTTGATATCTTGATTGTTTCCTTTATCTTGGAAACCAGCAGCTCCTTGACCTCCACTTTGAAATCCTCCTAAGGCTCTTTTATAACTTCTAAATACGTTTTGAGCAACATAAATATATAAGTCATCTCTTCCGTATAAAGCAGCAGGAATAGCATCTACAACTTTTCCTAATTCATCTACAACGTTTGCAGCAGTTACAGAAGTACCAGTAACTTCGTTTGCAGCAGGTAAATCAGCGTCAGCAGCTAATAAAGTAGAAAAACCATCATACTCTCCAGCAGTAGCGTTAGTACCACCCCAGATGTTTTGTTCTTGTTTCTGTGCTACTTTAGCAGCAACGTGACCGATTAAATAGTCTTGGAAAGAAGAAGGTAAGTTATCGAAAGCAGAATAACCCATTTTAATAGCATCCCAATCAGAACGGAAATCTTTCTTACATAATTCTAAGTTTACTTGAAATTCTTCTGGTTGAAGGATTCTTTCAGTAAGTGTTAATGTAGAAGTGTCAGCGAAATCACAAGTACCATCTTTTACGATACCGTCTAATTCTAATCTTTTTACAACTTCTTTAAATTTAACGTTTGGTCTAATAGTTAAACCTCCGTTAGCGATTGTGTTACCTGCCAATAAAGCTGCCGAGATGTATTTTCCAGCGCTTTCTCCAGCATAGGTAGTAGTAATACTTGTACTTGTTGCCATAATTTTAGCGAATTTTAAATTTAATTTAATTAATTATTAATCATTGACCACACTCGTTCGGCAGCAGTCATTCCTTTGTTATTAAAATTTTTCTGTCTAGTCTCAGTTACACTCTCAGGAGAATGTACTACTTCTTCTTCTACTTCTTCAGAAAGCTCTACAGCTTCTTTTTCTTCAGCAGATAATTTAGCAGGTACATCAGCCTCGTTATAATCAGATTTGTCTTCCATCATTGCTTTAATCATAGATAACAATTCTTGTTTAACTTGAGATAGTTCTTCTTGAGTAGCAAAGTTCACTTGAACTGGTGCTTCTTGTTTAGGCTCTTCTTTCTCTTCAGCTAATTCAACTGCTTCTTCGATAACCTCTTCTTTAGTTTCTTCTGTAGACAACTCTACCTCTTCAACTTTTTCTTCGATAACCTCTTCAGCAACCTCCTCTGTAGATAAGACAACCTCTTCTGTAGCCTCAACTTCTGTAGTAACTTCCTCCTTAGAGAGACCTACTAATTCTTTGATGCTTGTAAGAATTTCTTTACTGTTCATAATTGATTGTTTTTATATATTAATATAACGTATTTTTATTCTAACTGTTTCGTTTTAATCACTAACTGCTTGATAACTAGATTATTTCTCTAATCATTTTATATTTAATTTATTATTTACTATTATTTTGCTTGTATTACTATCCAATTACTACCATCACTCCAGACCGTTACACCTCCGTAAGGCTTACTAAGTGAATAAAAAGCAGTTCCATCTATTGTCTGAGGACTAGGTGCTAGTATGTGTATTTTATTATTAGAGTTGACCGTACCATCATCTATTACTCTTATAGTTCTGTAAGGGTGTTCAGCTGCATTAGGTAGTGTTAATTCGTATGTTCCCGAAGCACCCAACCACGTTATATATACATCTGCTTTATGTGATGAATACGTTGAAGCTCCAGTAGGTGTCGCTGTTATTAAAAATGGAGATGCTCCAGTTGGTGGGCTTGTTACTACTGTTACCCAATCAGCACCTTGCCACATAACATTTGCCTCTAGAGTAGAATCCCAAACTATGCAGCCACTTTCGTGAGCCTCCATATCCCAAGATGAAACCTCTACATTTGTTGCGTGGTCTGGTCGAACATTGAAAGTTGCATTTGTTTTTTTTCTTGTTGACATTTTTAACTTACTATAATCCTTGTTGTATCTATATTTGTAATATTACCTTCTTCAGAAGTCTTCTCAGATGTTATATGTATTTCCGTTCTCTGAGTATCTTGGTTAACTATAGTAGAATCGTGGTTGTCATTATGTATAGAGCCAATACCTTGTTTCCAATAGTACTGGCACTTACAATTTTTACAGTCCTTTATAGTATATGTATTCTTTGACTTACAATATTTTGCTCTCATTCTCTAGATAGTCTTTTATTTCTTGTAATAATATTTTAGCTTCTTCCTCAGTCATATCCTCTAAAGAACTCATTTCCTCCTCTTTCTTATCACTAAAGATACCTTCAATACTTAAACCTAAATACTTACCATTCTTTACATCTTGCCATACAGCATCGTTATCTATCTTCATAACTACTGCCCAATCACCCTCTTTAGCATTTAAGTTATATAAAGCAGTTTTATCTTGTTTAGGGTCTTCTACTATCCAAGATTCAATTACAGATACACCAGAAGTAAACTCTTGATGCTCTAGGGTTGTATTATTGTTTTTAAGACGTTTTAAGTATAGCTCAGACGCTTTTCTCACAGTTTCCTTAGAGAATGTTATATTATACTCGTAATCACCTCTACGACGATATATGAGCTTATCTGGAACTAATGCTAATCCCACAATAATTCTTTTATCTTTATCTACAGTTTTAAACTCAACTTTATGTTGGTCTTTACTAAGAGCTACAAAGTTCTCTTCTATAGCAGGAAACTCTACTAGAGAGATAGCGTTTATGCCTTCTTCCTCTAGTTGTTCGTCTATGATTAATTCTATTGTATCAAATTCACTATTCATAATTTTTATTTAATAAGTTAACGTATTTTTATTATTATCGTTTTGTTTTTAACCAAAGCTTGCAGAACTCGTAATTTCTTCGTCTAATTGCTGTTGATTCGTTATATCTCTACTAACAACGTATGCTTGTAATGGTTGGTTGAATCTACCTTGTAATGTATTAGCTAGTTGGTTTTCCCTAGAAGCTCCTGCTAAATTAAAGTTAAAACTTCTATCGTTACCACCACCAGAACCTCCACTTCCACCTAACGAACCAGCAGAAGGTGCACCTGCTGAAGATGATTGAAACTTCTGTCTAGCTATCATAGCTACATTAGTAAGACCGACAGCAGCAGCAATACCAGCGTTTATTTTAGCCCTAACTAATCCTCCATCAGGAAGTAGTTTATTCATAGGGTTTGCTAGTGAGTTAAAATAAGCTGCTGAAGCTCCTGAATAAGTAGAAACTAAAGCGTTAGCTATATTAGCAGCTTTCTGTATTTTAAAAGCCTTCTTTTCTAACTTCTCTTTTTTAACACGCATAGCCTCATCGTTCTTGGATATTTCTAACTGAATACGCTTTCTTTCTGAAGCAGATAAGTTTTCGTTATTTAACCTTTCTTTCAGTTCATTATTTATCGCATTTGTTTTGTTTTGCTCTTTGGTTATTTCTCTTTGAATTTCAGCATCCATAAATGAAGATATAGCATTAGCAGCCTCCATCATTGTCTGTAATTTAGCTTCAAGTAATTTAGCGTCACGCTCTTTTATTTGGTCGGCAGTAAGGCTCTCTCCTCCAAACCCAGAATATAAAGCGTTCATTCTTGCCGTACCTAACTTCTCGAATAATGCGAATAAAGGAGCGTACTTTTCAGTTATTTCACTAATAGATTTTGTACCTTCCTGTTGTGCTTGATTAGTAGCTATCTGTAATTGAGATTTAGCCATTCTAATCATTTGCTCTTTTTGCTTTGAAGACAGGTTTTTATCTAATTTTGTTTTATGTATATAAAGTTCTGTAGTTCTTTTTAGGTCGTCTATATGATTGTCGACTTTTTGATTAACTACAGCCTTCTCTGTACTCATTTTTAATTTAAGAGCTTTTCTTTCTGATTCTATTTGATTTCTTAACCTTTCTTCCTCGTACTTCTCTCTTATTAACCTCTTCTCGTATTCAGACTGAGCTACCCTCAGTTTGCTATTAAGTTCTTCTTTAAGCCTAGCGTCTTCTATCTTCTTATCATACTGAATCATAGCGTTCTCAGCATTCTTTATATCTATATCTAATTCTTTAGGTGTTTTAAATGGAGATATTTTTTTGTCCTTACCGCTACCTTTAGTTTTCTTACCTTCAATCTCTTCTATCTTTCTCTGATACTCGTCTATAGCTACAGTTAATCTTTTATATTCTTCAGCACTGTCAGCATTTAGCTCTCTTTCCTTCTCCTTCTCCTTTTTTAAGTTCTTTAATGATTTTAATGTGCCTTCTCGTGCAGCTTTCATTTTCTTGTCTAAATCTTCAATCTCTTGCTGTCTCTTTATAACTGCTTTAAACTCCTCCACTCTATCACTCTCAGCTTTTTCTAATATCTCTTTTTGAGCATTGTAGGTCTTATTAGCTAAAGCTATTTGCTGTTTGGTTAATCTTTCAGCTCCACCAAGCCTTTCAACATCGTTATTGAACATTATTGCCTTAGCATCATCTATGATTTTATCTAGCTTAGATATTTTTTGGTTAGACTCAGCATCTTCTTTAGCTACAGCTCTCTTCTTCATCATCAATGTTATGTATTCGTCTATCTTATCGTTAACTTCCTCTTGAGTACCGTGAAGGTCTCTAAGAGTCCCACTCAAGTCTTTAGCTGATAATTCAAACTCCTTACCTGCTCCAGCAGCTTTTGTAGCACTGCCATAAAAGTAGTCGACAGCAGCTACTACTGCTTGTATAGCAAATAAAACACCTAGAGGACCCATAAAAGACTTACCCATATCTTTTAAAACACCTTTAAAACCTATAGCCTTACCTGTAGTCTTATCTATCTGCTGAGATGTAAATAGCATATTAGAAGCTAGCTGAGAAACGTTGTTTGCCATACCTCTAATACCATAAGGTGCATCAGAAACTACTCTACCAAGTTCTAGCACAGAAGTAGTTGCTCCACCAGAAGCTGACTTTAAACTCTTCATATTCTTGGTTGCATCTGGAATACCTTTAGCTACATCTTTTTGTAACTTTAAGAATGCTTTATCAGCTTGCTCAAAACTCTTAGTTACACCGTCTATGCTTATCTTACCACTAGTAGCATCTACTTGTACCTTATAAATTATATTATTTATGTCTTTAGCCATTATTTCAATAGTTTTTTACGTTTGTTATTCATTCTTAGCTCTGCAAAGGTTGTAGGTAATTCATACAATCCTTTTGCTATTTGTATATCCTTATCTGCTACTAGCCAGTCACTACCAGCTAGTAATTCTAATGCTTGTTTTATTATCATAATGTTCTTATTATTACTTCGTTACTTATATCTGAGTAGTTTGGTACTGCGTCTTTTGCTCTAACATAGAATGAGTAAACTGTATTGCTCGTTAATCCTAGTAAGTTAAGACTTGTTCCTGTTACAGTCTGATTTAATACTCCGTCTACATAAACCTCGTAACCTGTTACAGCTACGTCATCTGTACTAGCATTCCAAGATAAACCTACCGATACATCTGTATAACCAGTAACAATTAAGTTAGATGGTGTTGTAGGTGCTCCTGTATCTGAAGAACCTGTAGTAGCTGTTAATACTGAAGTCAATGAAGACTCATTACCCTGAGCATCATAAGCTGATATCTGTATATCGTAAGACGTATTAGGGTCTAAACCTTCTATTGTGTAAGAATTTACTCTGAGAAGTGTTTTATTTAATACTCCGTCAAGATAAACCTTATATCCTTTAACTATCTCTCCACTTGGATTAGATGACCAACCTATAGACAACTGCTCGTTACTAAGAGTAGGTAATAAAAACAATCCTGTAGGTGTTGTTAAAGGGTCTCCAACAGGGTCTGCATCTTCACTAGAGAAGAATTTAAGTATTAACTCAATATCCGTAACACCTGTGTTTAAATTAGTTCTTATGTTGTTAATTAAGAATTTCTCTCCATTCATCAACAATGTATCATTAATATTGTACTTTAATAAGAAAGATATACTAGCTTTCATTTTTAGCTTAAATATTCTAGTCTTTTTGTCAAATACACTTGATATATAATCGCTATAGTACTTTCTGAATAACCCTCTAGCAATTAATGTAAAAGTAAACTCATCAAACTCTCCGTTAAAGTTGATACTCTTTGTTCCTTGTTCTACATACCAATCCGTGCCAGTCCAATACTCTAAAGCATTTGAATTACTAGCTCTATTGTATTGAGTAATTAATGGTTTACCTAAGAATCCTATTTTAAACTTAGATGAGTCAACAGGCTGAACTACATTAAAGAATAATATAGGTTTAGTCACAACTTCGTTCTGGTCTTTATCTACCAACCATCCATTACCAAAGCTAGTCTTTTCTGTTAGATTATCTTCATCATATAGCCTCTCGTAATACATTTTCTCAAAAGGTAATTTAACTTTATAGTCTTTACCGTCAAAGATTAAACTAGCATCTGTTCCGTTAGCTACAGACTCATACTCTAAGTTACCATAATCTGTTTGAGATAACTCATTATTGTTTATTATTCCAAAAGTCTTAGGTTCTGAGAAGTTAAAACTTATATTCTTAAACAAGTCCATTCTATTTACCTCTAACTCACTATTATCAACCATATTAGTTATATCAATAGTGTTTCCTGTATTGTAGAAGTCTATTAAAGGTTTTACTTGTATTTGACCATCACTACCAACTATAGCAGTAAGGTTGAATGCTTTAAATATACCTGTTAAGAAGTCTATTATCTTCATCTTTGGCATATTCTTTGTTATTTCTATGTTTTGAACTAATGATTGAGTTCCAGATACTCTAGGGAAGTAGTAACTTGATTCTGTTACAGGAACACCACCATCGTTTATAAAGTTTTGTACATCGCAAATATATTCATCTGAAACACCTATTCTATTTACCTTAAACCTAACCTTCTTTAGTTCAACATCTAAGTCAAAGGTAGCTAATTCGTTTTCTGTAGAGCTTATTCTAACATTTATGTTATCCCACTCTTTTCTATTTTCTGAACATAATACTGCTGTCTTTTGAGTGTCTCCATTTAATCCTACAAACCTTTCTATAACAATGTTTCCATCTAGTATTTCTAAGTCATACACAGGATTAGTGCCACCACCACTTTTAGTCACATTAGTTACATCAACTATGACGTGATATTGAAAAACACGTACTTCAGTAAAACCAGCATCCTCCCAATAAGTTGTCATAGGTCTTCTGTCTGTTCCACTACTTAATAAGAAGTCAGAATTGGTATTGTTAGTACCTATCCTGTAAGTTGTCGAAGTATCTGTATTAGTAGACGACTTAGGTGCTAAAACTCCCTTATTGTTATGTAGTAACATATATAAATCATCAAACTCAGCAGTACCAAAGAAGTCATCAGAGAAGTCTATACTAGAATACTTATCTTCAATAGCAGATATGATATGTTTAACTTTTATAGCTGGTTTTAGGTTTAGCCAGTTTATACCATAATTACCTAAACCATCCTCGTCATATATGTTGGCACTAGTACCTTGATTAAACTCTGTTTCACTAACAGGTGTTGAGCTGTTAGAATCATAAAACCACTTCTCTGAAGCAGAAATAGACGGATAAACTATATCTTTACCTGCACCTGTAATCATACCTGTACTAGATAACTCTAATCCTGTTCTAAAACCATTATTTACGTTGTCTATGTTATAAGTATGGTTGTATTTATCTAAAGAAGATAATTCAGATAGCTCAGACACACCTATCACATTCTGTATCTTAGTTAAAGCACCAAAGAATGTTATCCTATAAGAATGAGGTCTTGAACCTTTAAGTGTAGCCTTAGTTAATCTAGCATAACCTACTTTAAATAATACTCCGTTTAAGTATATCTCTGCTTTTTGCTTTATTCTAGCATCAAAGCCATTGTTTATATTAGAATTATAATAATGCTTAAATATCCTATTGTTAATTGGAGATGCAGGAACAGAAAATGTTTTAGAATAGTCTGTAAACACCTTAGAAATGTCTCTAACGTCTTGAAATGAAGAGTTAAGCTCTATTGACTCAAAATCAAAGAACTCTACTCTTTCAAATGTAGGCTCTCCTAATGGATTACCACTTGTATCTATATATAATTCAGGTTGTAAGTTCATTAAATTACGTCGTCTATTATGTTATTACTAAACTCTACTTCTATTGTATAGTTTATAAGTTTGTCGTTAACTGAGGTCTTTATTTTTAATGAAGAATCGCTAATTTTAACAGCTCTAAGGACATCATTATCTGAATCTAATAGTTGAACCTCTTCAGACAACATAAGTTGCTTAAAAGACTCGTTAAGAGCTTGATCTACGAATCCAGAGTTTAAAGTAATTGACTCTGTTCCGTTTTTACCATATTCTTTAGATGACCTAACAAGACCAGCATCTCTGTCTCTACCTCCAGAACTTCTTTGCTTAAACTGATTAGCTCTAAACTCTTCAGCTTCAACACTAATAGATGATTCTGACTTTTTAAAGAACCATAAGTCTTCCATTACACCATATCTATTCCTAAATGTGATTCTATATGGGTTGTACTTACATTCTTCTATCTCTTTAACTTTAATAGTCTTAACTCCGTGGTCTGAAGATACTTGAATCTCATCAACATTAATATCGCTATTACCTCCCCACCTAGACACAGTAAGCGTACTACTCCCTTCATCTCTGTACAATAGAGAGTCTGTATGAACAGCACTGCCTTGATACATAAAGTAAACATATACATAGCTGTCTGAAGTGTAACTCTTAGGGTTTAGTATAGGTATTCTAAGGTCGTAACCATCTAGCTTATATATAGTATCTGAGCTACCAGCATAGAAGCTATTGTTTTCTAGTTCAGCCACAAAGTCTTTATCTATTTTTTCTGAAGAATAAACATATCCGTCTGTACAGAAATAGTTGGTAACTTGGTCTGCTTGAGCAACACCAGAGATACTACCACTAATAGTTACAGTAACATATCCATTTTCGTAGAATTTAAGAGAATCCCCTACGAAAGACGTAATGTATTGACTCCAAACGCCAATATAGGAGTAGTTTGGTGCGTAAACCGAGCTACATAGTTTAGATATGTCTATAAAGTATTTATCTCTAAAACTTAAAGTGTATTCCTCTACCACCTCTAAATTCCCAGCACCATTCATTCTACCTATTGATATTAAAGCAGATGCGTTAGCGTCTAATTCACCTCTACTTATATGAAAAGGACTTCTTGTTAATATTAAACCCATTTTTATTTATTTATTTGTTCTAGTAAATCTTTTTTATATCCTTCAAGTATCATACTTGTTAACTTTTTCTCCATAGAGCTTTTAACTTGAGTTATAAAGCCACTACCTTTATATCCGAAACGCTTAGATATACCTTTACGTCTTATACTTCTTGATAAAACATAACCTAATGACTTCCAAGTTCTATCTGTAACTTTCTGAAACCTACCTTTCTTGTCTCTAACTTGAGGTCTTATACCTTTTGACTTTGCCCATTGTATAATGTTTAGCTGCATCTTCTCAAACTCCTCTTTGCTTCCTCTACCTCCTGTAGATATACCTTCCGATAAAGCTCCTGCATACTTTTCTGCCTTAACTTGCAGTTCATTGGCTACAACGCTATAGTCAAAAGACTTATCTAGCCTTCCAGACGCTTTAAAACCATCCTCTGATGCAGCAACCCTAAGTTTACTTTTTATTAGCTTACCAGCTTCGTTTAACGCTTCGTTTAAGTGTTTATTCTCCATTAACAGATACTTATTCCGTTAGGTACTTCTATTTCTATATCTGTAGTCCATCCAGCTAATACATTACCATAACTTTCCTTAAATGGCTCTGCTACAGGCGTTGTTGTTACTTGAAACTTAGAGTTAAACAAGTCTCCACGCATTAACTTCATTATAAGTGAGTTAATTACTTGAAACTGAGTATTCATAACATCGTGTAGGTTATCATTACCATAAAACTCGTCAAAATCACTAGGAGATTGGTTGTAGTCAACTATATCAGCACATAATACTTTTATTCTAAATGTAATAGTTCTTTCTCCGTAAGATGCACTATCGATTAGTAGATGCGACAATGGGAACATTGTCGTTTTATCTAAATCTAAGTCAGTTATGTCTCCGTAGGAGACTGTATTTACAGAAGGATTGCTTCTAAGCTCATCCCTTAATACATCTAATATGTCGTAAACGTGTTTCATTATCTTGTACTTTGTTTTATTAACTTATTCTCTAATTCGTTTTTCTCTTTAGCGTACTCTAGGTACATTAAGCATTGATGAATGGGGAGTGCTGTAACTTCGTCAATTCTTCTGACATCTCCTTGCGCAAGTTCAAGTATTGCTGGATAACCCTTCCATTTTCTTCCGAAACTACTTCTGAGTTGTTCTCCTTTTCCGTCTGATATTGACTGAGTATAGAGTCCATCGTATAATCCCCTAATTTTTTCACTAAACGATAAAAAAAAACCCTAGCACCTAAAGCTACATCTATTGGCATCTCTTTCATAAGGTCTGCGTAAAAGTCTGTACCTTGATACTCGTGTATTCTATACTTACCACCTATTTGCCATATTAACGGTCTGTATAAGACTGCCATAGCTCTATGTAGGCTCTTGTTATCCCAAATATAATTCTCTAAATCTTCCCATTCTCCATAAGACATCTTATCTAAGTTAGGTATTAGTCCAAATTCAACCTCTACTCCATCAGAACCTACCATTTTAAAGGTGTTTACTAATGGTGTTTGTGAATTTAAGGTGTCGTATAAGTGACCTATGATAGTATCAAAGCTAGAAACAGGTATTTTAAGTAATGATTTTAAATCTACATCACAAAATATCTCTAACATCTTTTTATTTAGAAAATCATTAGATTCGTTGTCTTTATTCTTGTTGTAAACGTCAATGAACTTAACCCAGTCCTTTAATTTAATGCCTCTTAGTGACTTAGGTATATTTAAGTTAAAATTTTGATTCATATATTATTTTTGTATATAAAGATAACGTATTTTTAAATTATATGTGTTAATAATTTGGTAGTCTCATTTATTTTTTGTATGTTTGCAAAGTATTAACAAATTAAATTTATATAAAATGAAAAAATTAGTATCATTAATTATTATTGCTTCTTTATTTAGCTGTAATAATGAAACAGAAGAACAAACAATGTTAGACAGACTTACTGAAGTCCAGTTATGGAAGTTAGATTATAGTTCTACACAATTAATATCATTTGACTACTCAGATAGTGTCTATGATATTCATCCATTTAATAACCAGCTAGGTTGTTATATAAAATTAAATCTTTCTGAAGTCCAGACTGTAGACATTGTAAAGAACTCATACTCTGAGCTTGAATTATTAATCACCTATATTGATGGGTACTCGTACACCTTGAGGTTCTATAACGTGAATGGTTATTACTTCCACCAAGCCATATACAATTATGAAGACAACCTGTCAGCTAAGACCCTTATGACCCCATCTGCATTAACTATATCAGATTTAAACCACTGTGATTAATGGAATTACTAGATTCAAATAGTGTAATAACATTTAAGAAGTTTAAGTGTCTGAGAACTAATCAGATATACGAGGTTGTTCAAACGGAGTGTACAGGCAGGTATATTAACAACGCTATCGATACACTTGTTCGTAGTGATGGACTAAGAAAGTCTTTTGCTAGAGCAGAGCTAAAAACTAGGTTTACTAATATAGAAGGTATACCAGAAAAAGATTATTTAACTAAAAAGAAGAAAAAAAGATGAAATTAGGAAAAAACAGAATAATAGACGTGGTTAGCAAGACCTCCCACTGGAGTACAACCGATTGGTTTGTATTGATACCTTCGATAGGTATAGAGGGTCTTATTAGTGGTAGAGGTGTTACAAATAATCTAGAAACTCGCAGGAGACAGAAGTATCACAACATTGATATATTCTTTACATTTCTATACTTCACAGCAAGTATAGAGTTTATATATCTTTGGGGAGATGAAGGGTGTTTACAATTAGTAGACGACGAAGGCGTGGAATTGGATATAGTGTACGAAGATTAACCTTAATTTAAATTATAATTATGACACCAAAAGAAAAGGCAATGGAGATTGCAATGAAGTTTGATAAAGACGGACAAACAGATAACGCTATTATATGTGCTTTAATTTGTGTAGATGAGGTGCTAGATGCAGTCACTACGATAGCAGATAGAAAGTTTGAATTTTACACCGAAGTTAAACAAGAGATAAATAAATTATAATTATGACACAAGCAGAAATTATTGAATTAGTAAGAGATATACATCCAGAAGTAGACCACGAAGGAGTGGATATAGTGTATGATAATGGTAATTATGACGTAGATGTAAGGTTTACCTCTTGGGATTGCTTATTTACTGTAGAAATATACTCTAAATCAAGCGAAATACCATTAGAGTTAACTTCTAGGACTATGACAGAGCTATTTGACTATACTGTAGACTTACATACAGAATATATGAGAGGCTTGACGGAATTACAGGAAACTAGAGATTATTTAGATATTTACAGATAATCAACAAAAAGCTTGCGTATGTGAATAATTATCCGTATGTTTGCAAAGTATTAATAATTAAACTAAAAATTATGAATGTATTATCATTATTCGATGGAATGAGTTGTGGACAAATAGCATTAGATAGATTAGGAGTTAAGGTAGATAACTACTTTGCGAGTGAAATTGACAATGACGCAATTAATGTAACTCAAAGAAATTATCCCAAAACTAATCAATTAGGAGACATAACAAAGCTAGACACGTCAATTCTACCTAGTATAGATTTATTATTTGGAGGTAGTCCTTGTCAGAGTTTTAGCAATGCTGGTAACGGAAAAGGTTTTGACGGAGAGAGTGGGTTGTTTTGGGAGTTTGTAAGGGTTTTAAGAGAGTGTAATCCCAAGTACTTCTTGCTAGAGAATGTAGTAATGAAAAAGGAATGGCAAGACATAATAACTAAATCGCTAGGAGTCGAACCTATAAAGATTAATAGTAGCTTAGTATCAGCAGGTCACAGAAAAAGACTCTATTGGACTAACATACCTAATGTAGAGCAGCCAAAAGACAAAGGTGTTATTATGAGTGACGTTATTACTCCTGAAGAGAATGTTGATAGTGATGTATGGCTTAAGGCTAAGAACACGTATTTGATGTATAAGAAGATAGACTTTACAGGTTGCCCTAGTTTAGCCTCTGTAGATGTCTACAATAAGAAGTACAAGACAGATAAGAAAGTTCCAACTTTAACTCTACCACATCACAACTCGTTAAGATTGTGGCAAAACGGAAGAATAAGAAAGTTTACAGCAAACGAATTGGAAGCTATACAGACTGTACCTAAAGATTATACAAACGTAGGGTTAACTTTAAATCAAAGACATAAGATGCTGGGTAATGGCTGGACTATTGACGTTATAGCTCATATATTTAAAAATTTAAAATAAAAACTAAAATATGCGAGTAGAAGATTTAACAAGTTATGAGAATGACAAGAGCAAAGTAACAGTCTTTATGGAGACAGATACTGACGGTAGCTATCACTTCCTTAAACACGTACAAGATAAGAAGACTGAAGATGGTCAGATAATTAGGTATTCGCTAGAGATGTTTATGGCAGAGTATTATTTAATTGAGAAGTTTATAAAAGACAATTTAGTAAACGACAGAAAATTTTTTAAGCAAGTTATGCAATTAAAAGCAAGTAGAAATGAATAAACCAGAAATAATAGAAACCAAAAAAGACCACTATAGAGTTTTCGTAGACGGAAAGGATATACTTGGCGAACAAGAAAGAAGTGATTTAAGGCATCTAGTAGGTGTAATTGATAACGGTATAAACACAGGAATATAATGGTAAGTAAAGAAACAATTAGTTATTTAAAGTCAGTATTAACGTCTCAGTTGCTTTTAGAAGCTAACGAAGAGCTAGTATTAACAAATCGCTACAAAGGTAGCTTAAAACAGCAGATAAACAGGGTAAATAGTATGTTAGAGCCTGTAGTAAGAGAAGAGTTTGATTCAGTATATCAAGCAGACCCAGAAATGACTACTAATATACTAAATAAGATAGATTCTGTAATTAGTACTATATCTAAGCTAGATTTAGATGAATTAGTTATTGTAGAAGGTCTTTTAAGTGATTACGAGGCTAATAAAGAAGAGTATCTAAAGAATGCTCAAGCTCAAATAGATGAAATATAATATGCAACAGAGAATATGTGACTGCCATCTTAGACTAGGTGGCTGTTACTGCTCTCTAATAAACACGAAGGAATATGACAAAGGAACAATACGAGATAGCGAAGGAGACAATAACTCAAGTAAACAACTACTTCGAGACAGATTGCAGAATAAAGAGTAGAAAGACTAATATAGTTAGACCTAGAATGTATGCTTGTAAGATAATTAGAGAACTTACTGGTATGACATTACAAGATATAGGAGATTTATTTGGTCAGAAGCACGATAACGTAATACACTCTATAAAAACAGTAAATAACGACTTAGAGGTAACACCTAAGTATAAGATGTACTACTTAGAATTAAGAGCTATAGTAGAATCATCAGATGTCTACAAAAATAGTGGCATAGCTAAGAAAAGTATTATAAGTGATATAAGACAAGAAGTGTACAATGCTCTTATGGGTAAAGATGCAACAGAACTACAACAAATATTAAAAACAATAAGATAATGAATACAAGAGAGAAATACATAGAGATGCTAGAATCAGAAGAACACGAAAGAAGAATGAGAATCATAGCTCAGAACGGTAATTCTGGTTTAAACTATGAGCAAGATATGCTTAACGGATTTAATAAGTCTGTTAAGCATATAGAGGTGGAGGCTGAGGTTGTTAAGCCTACAGAAGAGTTAGACCCTTCTTACTCCTGTACAGACTCAAGAATAGTAGCAGATGCTATTCTAAAAGCAGAAGAGAGAAAAGCTACACCTGTATTTAGTGGAGTATTAAAGTACTTTCCTAATGCTTTAAAAGAGGTGTCTAAGTGTAGTAAAGCAGGTAATGACCAACACCATCCAGATAAACCTCTGCATTGGGATATGGATAAGTCTAAAGATGAGTATGATGCTTTAACTAGACACTTAATAGACCATACTATAGACCCTTTAGATGATGATGGAGTACTACACTTAACTAAAGTAGCTTGGAGAGCTTTAGCAGGATTAGAAAGATATTTAACTAATAAACATTAAAAACAAATAGATATGGACAAGGAATTACTCAAAAGCGACAAATTTAAAAGAATAATAGAAAAAGCTGTGAAAAGTGGTGTTTACGAAGATTGGGGTTATGATGGAGAAGATGAATACCCTTATGATGCATTTGATGAAAACATAGCCACTAGCAATGTTATAGAATGTATTGAAAAGTATTTAATAAATGGAGATGCTATTAAAGAAATCAAAGAAGAAGAAATTAAGGAGGATTTTTCTTGGATATTTAACTAATAAATTATAAAAACAAATAGATATGAAAGCAGAAGACTTTATAAAATTAATAGAACAAAATAGATTCGACAAGATTAGTAAAAATGGGATGACTTTAATAGCTAAACGCTTTAGAGAATTGCAAAAAGTAGAAGAAACTTGGGAAAAGATATTGTGGAGAAAATCGATATAAAAACAAATAGATATGAAAACACCAATACAAGAATTAATAAAACAATTAGAAGATTTAAGAGATTCTATCTCAGAAGATGATGCTATGTATAGAGGAGGAGTTATAAACGCTATAAGATTAGCAGAAGGTATGTTTGAGAGAGAGGAGAAATTCCACCTTAATCTACTCATAGCTTACAATGAAGAGCTAAACCAACATATATTAAATAGCTAAAATATGTTAAACGAAAGCGATTTGGGTGAATTTTTAAATGAAAAAACAAATAGATATGAAAGAATACAGAATATTAAAAGAAACAACAACAAACACAAACAAAGTAACTTATTACATAGAACGTAAAAAGAAGTTCTTAATATGGGAATGGTGGAGTAAGGAAACTTACTATCATCCTATATGGGATGGAATATTAGTTAGCTTTGATTCATATGAAGAGGCTAAGAAATGTTTGGATAGGATTACAGATAAAATAATAGCAGAAGTAGTAGAATAAATTATGAGAGAACCATTAGTATTTTTATTCAGACTAGCAGTACTAGGTATATTAGCATTAACTTATATTTATATATCTAGGTAATGACTAACTGGACTACAGAACAATTAAAGAACCTTAAAGAAGTAACTAACCATAAAGTAATATATGATGGTTATGAGTTTGTGTGGATGTCTAAACCAGATAATATTTGGTCTAGGCATTACATAAGCAACTTTGAAGACTATAACAAACCTATGTCTTGGATACACCACCATACATATAATTGGGGTAAAGAATATAAACAAAGACAAGAGAAGTATCTAGCAGATATGAGAAGAAGTTTGGATATAGATGTTAAGATAAGAGAGATAAGTAGAGAAGCTAAGATAAAGACTAAAGAGAAGGTTAGAGAGATAGTAAGTCTAAAACCAAATATAACCAGTAAAGAGATAGCTGACATACTTGATATAACACCAAGAGCAGTAAATAAACATAGAATATGAAAAGAGAATCATTAGCATACAATAAGCATTTAATAATAATAGAACATAGAGCCATAGATAAATTCAAGCTAATAGTATCAAATCCTAAAGGCAAGGTTATTAGGTGGTACAATTCCAGAAACAAGAATATAGGTATTGAATCCTGTAAAAGATACATACTAGATTACGTAAATTAACATAATTATAAAAAAGTTCCTCGATTTGTAAAAGTTGGGGAACTAAATTATTTATTAAACACTAACAACCAGCAAGTTACAATACAGTAAAAAAACCCCTATAGAACCTTTTTAATATTTATTTTAAATCATTGAATTTTATTTGATTTCATTGAATTGAGCTACTACACATACCCATCATTCATTTTACGTTGAATTCATTTAATTGACCTACTACACATTACCAACCTTTGTTTTACGTTAATATCTATTCTAAGCCTCTCTAAGCTATTATATTATTTATATGGTATGTTAGTATTGATTTGTTGTTATGTAGCCTTAGATTGAATATTTTTATCGTGTTTAAGTTTACAATACATTCTCATCTATTCCCTTCTACATTCCCCAATATATTTGTATAGTATATTGATATAGTATTATAGTCTATTATAGGTATTATTTATAGTTAATTATAGGGTATAAAAAAACCTCACTAAATTAATAGTAAGGTATATTGTTGGTTGTTGTTTGTGTTATTCGAATAGCTCGTCTATAAAGTTTTTATAAGTGTACCATCTACCTGAATCTTTATATTCTAATAGTGTAACATTATAACCTATTCTGACAGATACATTTCTTAACCCGTGTCTAGTAGCGTACTGTTTAGCCCCTAGTAGTGTACTGCTGGTGTCTGTATGTATGTTTTTATTGTCTGTACTTCCGTATACTCTTATCATATCTTTATTTATTTAATTGTTTCTAGTGTTTTGATTACGTTTTTAATATCCTTCATACAAGCCCTGATGTTCTCCCTATCTAATGAGAACCAACCTAAGCCATCAACACCTAGTTTATTGTGTTTCTTACTTAACTGCTTTATCTGTTTATTTAGATCGTTTATTATTGTTACTTTCTTTGTTTTAGGCATCTTTATTAATTTTGCTTTCTAAATAACTTATTCTTCTTAAACAATCATCTGCAACCATATCGTTTAAACCTATATGTTTTAACATTCTGTATCGCAAAATTGGTAAGTGTTTTTGCATTTGTTCTTGTGTCCAATTAGTGTACTTTCTTCGGTAGTCAAATCGTTTCATAATATCTGTTTTTTATTGTTTCTTTTAATTTCCATATCTTTATTATTTAGTAGTTATTAAAATTATTGTTAAAATCATTGTAGAAATCGAAATCGTTTATTTCTAATTCGTTATATGTGTCTTCGATAATGTTGTTAATGTTGTTCATTTTATATAGTTTTTAAGTTATTATTAATTGCTTTATTGTAGTATGGTAGTAAATGCATCTGTAATTCAAATAACTGATTATAGCTCATTGAATAAACATCATATTTGTTCAGTCTGTTAAAATCCATTTTTACTCCTGATATTTTTTCTCTCATTTTAGCAATGTTAGAAATTATTTGCATTTCGGATATTGTTTTATTCATTATAATTCAATTTTAAGGTTATTATTAATTTGTTTTTTTATATCAGATACAATTTTAAATTTGTTGCTGTACTGGCTTCTAAATCTACTTAAGTCATTTGTAAGGGTAAAATCTACCATTTTGTTGTCTTCAACCCTATAAAATATAAAGTCTTTATTTGAGCGTATTATTTTTAATGCTGTTGTGATGCTTATTTTTACCATATCTTAACTGTTTTCGATTTGTGTTTTCAATTCCTCAACAGTTTCAACATCATAGGTATATATAATTTCCTCCCCATAAATGTACACTAACATATTAACAATCCTCTCAGGGTTTATATCTGTTGTAAATTCACCGAAATTATCTTCCTCATATTGTCTAACTTCATTAATAGCATCAAAAGTATCTATATTGTGAGTCTTTAGCCATTCAATAGCTCTACTATGGTATGTAATATAATAATCTTCATTAAATGCGTGAAAATGCCAATCCTCTTTATTTTCATTAGTTAAAATTCCATCGTTTATGCAATCTAATAGGTAATTTTTTAATTCTGTTTTTATTGTATTATTCATAATATTATTTGTTTATAAATTTGTTTAGTTCTGTTACTTGGTTTAATTCTGCTTTTGTTATTTCGATTGCTATTTGCTTTTCTAAAATATCCAGTTGCCCGTTAATATACCAATCATTTTTTAGGCTTGCATAATCTCTTAATTTTTGGATTGTTTCATTCATTAGATTAAATTTGAACCGTTAATTAATACGTCTTTTACTATTGCCACAAATGCTGGTAAGATAATTAATAACCCAATAGTTAAACCTGCTTTATCGATGTCATCCATTCTATTTACTTTTCTAATTGTTAGTTTTGTGTTTACTTTTAATTTTCTCATTTTGTTTATTTTTTAAGTTCGTTATATAAATTTATTAATTCGCCAAGTTCAGAGAAAGTCATTTCATCAATTTCATCACTAGTATACATTTTACCAATCTTTGGATGGTTTTTAATCATATCCCAAGGGTTTAGATTTTTCATATTATTTTAAATTTAATTATTATTGTTTTTTATTAGAATTACCATCCTACATCTTAAATGGCTGAAAGGGTTGGATTATATCTGGAGGACATACACTAATCTAGACGATGCGCAGAGGTTTTTTCCGTGATTTAAGTAATCAATTAATACAGATGATAAGACTGTAAACCTATTTTTGAAATTCTAATTTTTTAGTTTTTCCGATATTTCAAAGAACTCAGTACCTTAGTACTCTACAAATATACAATACTTTTACAATACAATCCTAATTTATTTTAAATTATTTTTTATTTATATTCATTCTAAATAACATAGGTATAAATTACTAATATAAGGAACGCGCGCGCGAATACAAAAATCTTTTTAATCTACCAAACATTTACAAGACTTTTTTTGTTTAAAATAATACTATTAAAAATGTATGTTTGCATATGGAAAATAAACGACATAAACAAATAAAATTACTATTTATATTTATTCTAAATAAGCTATTTATAATGGTTAAAAATAACAAAATTAACCCTCCATATTAAACATAGGGCATCATATTAAACGCACCCTCCATATTAAACATAACCCTCCATATTAAACATAAAACAAATGGAAAAAACTATTTACTACAAAGAATCAGGTTACAACAAAACTATTTACAACTTTTTTATAATAGACAGAAGTACAAAGTCATTCGTTTTTCTAAAAAGATTAGATAAAAAAGAAGAAGGTAATGGAGTTGTTGCTGGATGTATTCAATCTGACTCAGATATAATTAAATTAAGTAATAAGAAGTTTGATGTTTATTTTAGAGAATGGAATAATAAACATTTGATTGAGAATCACAACTACACTTACAGAGGAATATAAAATATTAAACATACCCCTCTCATAACAAAGACGGAGGGTATCATAGCAAAGACGGATAAAAATTAACT